TCAAGTATGACGGAGTAGACGACGACAACCCAACTGATCTTCGCCCTGTTACGGACCCCACGCGAGGTGTATTATTTACGTTTAAACGAAACGAAGCGGGAGCGGCTATCGAACGGGCTACGACTCGATTGAAATTCGCAAACGATTTCCTCAACGAAGGTAACGATCCAAGCCAAATCAATGAATACTACAAGAAGCGGAAAAGACTCTTTGTTTAAGCGACTCAAGGTCGCCTACAAAGAAGCGGAGCGGCTGGCTGACAACGCAGAAGAACTCGAAACGATCATCTACGGAAAGCCTACTAAGGCATATCTTGTGCGATTTTGCCAGATGTTCCGTAATCAGATCAAGTTCGTCAACGGCCCCTGCTACAAGTGTTCGAAAATGGCAGACGATTGCTACGGCGGATGTTGCAACGAGGGAACAATAGGTTGCAGAAAGTAAAAATTTTTAATAAATCAAAACAACATGGAACAGAAGCAAGTAAAACTGATCGGGCTCAAGGTGCTTGACAATAACGTCATCAAGGCGGTCGAGCTCACGCCCGATATTATGAGCAAGCGGCTCATTCAGATCGTAGGAGAGTCCGGAAACGGCAAGACTACGCTGGTTGAATCGCTCAAGACGGCCATCGGCGGCATGAATGCCGTAGCCAAGAAGGATGCCCTCGCGCCGGGATTCCTTACCGAAGCCCAGCTTACCGACGGCGAGATCAAGATTTTTGTCGGCGTCCGGAAGCGGGAACTGACGAAGGGAGAGCGGCAGGGCGACAGCGTAGTGGAGACCTTCCTCTACGCAAAGAACGATGAAGGAGAGATGTACACCCCCATCATCGACGGAGAGTCGGCCACGGCCGCCAAGTACGTCAAACTCCTGACCACGGACCTAACCTTCTCCATGCCCGCGCTGTTCACGGAGAACCAGACGGTTCACCGGAAGCTGATTGAGAGCCTCTTCAAAGAAGAACTGGACGGGCTCGGCGCCGACGAGGTGGTGGCCCGGATCATGGACTGCAAGCAGGAGCGCGACGCGGCCCGCGTGATGTGCTCCAAGGCTGGAGCCTTTATGGAAAACTTCGAGCGTGAAGGACTTTCGGAGGCGCATCTGCAAGAGCTATCCCGAGTAGACGTAGACAAGATCGAGGCAGACATCCGCGAAGCTGAGATCGAGCGCGACCGCATTCTTCGTCCGGCGGATGCGGCATACGAACTCGAATGCAACAAAATTCGCGAGGATTATCAGACCCGCCTCCGGGCCGCAGAAAAGGCATACGACGCCGCTGTCACCGCTGAGAAGGACGAGAAACAGCGACTCAAGGACGAGTATGCCGAAGCGGAGAAGAAATACAACGAGCAGGAGGAGCGCAAGACTAAATGGGCCGCCTACTACGAGAATATCAAGGCTAATGCCGAGACGTTCTTCTACAACACCGAAGAGCTCGCCAAGGTCAAAGAGATGATCGAGGCCCGATACAAAGTCATCACGTCGAAATTCACGCTCGCTAAGCCTGAACTGGCGGCCCCGGCTCCCAAGTTTGAGGGCGATGTCATCAACACCAAAGCCGAGCTCGATGCTACCAAGGCAGAGGAGGCTCTGCTCAAATTCCCCGAGAAGGCCGTGCCCGACACCAAGGCCGTAGACGCTAAGATCGCCGACCTCAAAGCCTCCAAAGAGAAGGCCGAGCGCGAGAACGAACTTTTCGACCGCTATGCCAAGTGGTGCGCATGGATCGAGGCAAAGGGCAAGTACGAGAAGGAACTCAACACCCTTCGCAAGATGTACGAGCGCATCGACACGGGTGTCGAAGGCCTCAAGATCGTTCCCAACGCAACTGATACCGACAAGATCGAGGTGTGGATCATGTACGACGGCCGCTACGACAAGGATTTCTTCCTCAACCCGAACGGTGAATCGCGTTACATCTTCCAGTATTCGTCATTCCAGCGTAGCGCTATCGGTGTCATGTTGCAGGCCGCTCGCTTGAATCTCAAGCCGAAGGCCCTCCGGTTAGCTATCGTGGACGACGTGGCCTTCACTCAGAAAGGATTGGCCGTACTCTCGAAGCTCTGCACGGACCTCGACGTCCAACTTATTACTTGCCGCACCGACGATATTGACCGCTCGCAGGTCAAAGACGGCGAAGTGCTGATGGAAAACGGCGAGGCGTTCTTCAAAAAGTAGGGTATGCAGTTTTCGTATCAGACCGTTAAGGAATTAGCGTCGATGTGCGAATACCATTACCGAAAGGGTGTTTACGAAGCGACGATGGAGCCTGACAGCGTTGAGGCGCAGAAATACGCCGCCGACGATGACGGGTACATGACCATCCGTCGCTTCGGAAAGCCCACTTTGCAGGTTAAGATAGGCCGTGACTGGCGTATTCATGTAGATGCACAGATTTCTACCATGCACATCGTCTATTGCGAGAATCTGGCCCTATACTTCCGGTCATCACCGACGTCAGAAAAGGGCATAATTCGCGCGATGTTGTGCATTATGGAGTACTACTACCGCAAGGGGATAAAACACGGCTTAGAACGCCGGGATTCACGCGCGGCGCACAAGTTTTTCGCAGAGGTAGGGCGTGGTAAGAACCACCCCCACTGGCTCGACAATAAGAAGGATTTTCACGAAAACTACATCGACAAGATGAAGCAACACATCAACACGATGGGATTGTATCGCAAGGAGTGGGGCAACACCGCCCGCTTCGACTACTTGAGTCGAATGATCGGAGAGGCAGTCACCGCAGAGAAGATGAAGGTCCTCCGGAAAAAAGGAAGATTATGGTAACAGTAGACCACATGCTGGCGGCCTCGCCGAAGCGGAAGCTGGCGATGCTACTTCCCCTCGGGGAATGGAAAAACCAGAAATTGCTCGAAGAGTCGGAGACCGAGGTGGCCGACAAAGAAGGCAATGTCGCCACAATCATCAGCAAGGCAGTACTCACAACCAATAACCCCGTTACAGATGCAATATCTTGGATGCTGTACGGCTACTCTATCGCAGACATTCGGAGACGGATGGAGCTCAAGTGGCCGCTCAAAAACGACAAGGTACTGTTTCTTGTAGTAGAACCCAAATAACATGGCATACAGATTCAAAGTAATGCACCGATCTCAAGACGAAATTCTGGTCCCAGTATCGGCCATAGATGACAATATCGTGTTCATAGCTTCCGGGAAAGACAAGGAGTTGCAATTTACCGATAATGTCATCATGTCCGTAGTCAGGGTGCAGGAGATGCACGTTCTGTCACCTGATTTCAACATCGAAGTGCAACGTATTTACGGAAAGAAAGGCCCCGTAGATATTCTCGTGTACCTAAAACGCTGGTACAAGAACCTCGGCGGCCGGATCGACAGCATGAGATTTTTACATATATGGCTACGCTCACTCCCCGAAACTACCAAATAGATTTCGTCGATGGCGTGAAGGATGCGATGCGGGAGAACGACACTCCCGCATTCAGCAAAATATGCGGTTACATGCCGCAGGGATCGGGAAAAAGTGTCATTATATCCATGATCGCCGTTGGCGCCGCGGCAAAGGGCAATGACGTTCTGATTCTGAGCCACCGTGACGAAATTCTCAAGCAGAACTTCGACAAGATGCAACGCTTGGGGCTCACGTCTGCCATAGTCAACGCCGAGACGCGAAACATACCCGAGGCGCAGGTCGCCATAGGGATGTCGCAGACGATCTCCGTGCGCATTAAAAACCACAAAGAGTGGATGGAGTGGCTCCAACACTTCAACATGATTATCGTGGATGAAGCGCACCGAGGAGAGCATGACAAGGTGATGGATTACATCAACGAAGATGCCCATGTGCTTGGCCTTTCAGCAAGTATCTGCCGGAACGGGAACAAGGTGAAGCAACTCGGAGAATACTACGACTGCATAGTGAAGGGTATATCCACGCCGGAATTGATCCAGATGAACTTCTTGGTCGGTTCCCGAAACTTCGTGTATCAGGCCCCGGTCCTTGAAGACCTTCCAGTCGTAGCGGCGAACGGAGACTACGATCCTCGCGCACTCCAGATGCGGTTCACACGCAAAGAGCGATACGCGGGCGTCATCACCAACTGGAAGAGGATCGCATTTGGAACCAAAACCATCGTCTTCACCACGGGTTCCGATCACTGTGTAGACCTTACACGAGCATTCTGCGAGCATGGAATCAAGGCCAAGTATCTCCTATCGAGCCGAAAGCCGGAGACCGACGCGCAGTTTTCCGGGAAGCGAGAAGACATTCTGCGCGACTTCCACAACGGCCTTTTCTCCGTCTTAGTCAACGTCGGCATACTCGACACCGGGTATGACGAGCCTTCGATACAGACCGTGGTGCTGGACCTCGCAACGAAGTCTTACACGCACTACTCGCAGATGGTAGGTCGCGGCTCCCGGCCATATCCGGGTAAGTCGTACTTCAACGTGCTCGACTTCGGCGACAACGTGAAGACGCACGGCAAGTACGAGCGGGAGGACCCTCCGATGGGACTATGGCACGATAAAACAAAGGGAGGCGTCATGCCGACCAAGCTATGCCCTCTCGGAAAAGACGGCAAGAAGCTCGGATGCGGCCGACTGGTACCCCAAACGGCCCAAAAGTGCCCCTACTGTGGCTACGTCTTCCCGAAGCTCGATAAGATATACGAGATCGAACTGACAGAACTCATAGACACGGCCGAGGATCAGGAGAGCCTCGAAGTGTGGTGCGCCAAGAAGGTACTCGAAGACGGGTGGTCTGTCCCACGAGTTTTAGCCACCGTATGTATCAAGAACGCGCCGCACGAGAAAGCCACGTTCATGCGGGTCATAAAGGTCCTAAGAACGAAGGAGGGGAAGAAGGTGAGCCCATACTACTGGGATTACTTCTCAAAGAATATTTTGAAAAACAAGGCCAGAAAGAAAAAGCTGGTATCAGAACAAAACGAACTCGGATTATAATGGCAAAGACACAGATTATCGTACAGCCGCGGCCGAAGGAGCGCGGTATCGCACACGAGGAGTCTAAACTCCAAGCTCGAATGGTGATGAAATTCGCCGAGATTTGGCCCCACCGACGCGGCCACCTATTCGCTACATTCCAAGAGGTGAGTAGTGGGGTAGAGGGCTCCATGAAGCTCTCTATGGGGCTTGTCAGAGGCGTATCGGACCTGATCTACTGCGACGAAGGGAGCCTGATCGGTATAGAGGTGAAATGCCCCGGTACCCGGCATAAAGTAGCACACCTAATTGAGCAGGCCGAGTGGCTTATACGGGTTCCCAAGTGGGGCTATTTTTGCGACGACTTGGATGACTTCATCAACATAATAGATGGGGGAGTCGGAGGAATAGACCCAGTTAACGTTCTGGAATACTGCAAGAAGGCGAAAACCCAACAAATTTTGTGGGATAAAAGTTTGTTTATTTAAAAACAAATGTTTAACTTTGCACTTGTAATAACGTATAAACGTTCTTTGATATGGTGGCACTCGGCATGCGCTCCTTCCTCATTCTTGAACCGCTTCTGGTGTTTCGTTTAACTAAGCATGCCACAAGGAGTCTTCCGGGTCGATGCCCCGGAGCCGCCGCAAATCCATGTGTGGCAATTAGAAGGATTTTTGTTTGAAACGATTACGCGTCATCGGTACGTTGGCCGCCTGACCCCACGATACGGGGTCACATGCGGGGTGGAGAAGGAGTATCTCGCTTGGCCCATAACCAAGAGATCGCTGGTGCGAGTCCAGCCTCCGCAACAAGTACGTCGTGAGACGGTGGCTTTAATTTTCGCTCATATTTTTAGCTTCCCCTCGAAAGAGGGGTTTGGAGAAGGTGTACACGGTGTACGGGAAAAACAAATCAGATTTCGGCGTCCCCAAAGTAGGTTCGACTCCTATCTTCTCCACCACTTATCACCACCACAAAACGTTTTTTGACATGAAGAAAATTTTCGCACTGATGGCGCTGTTGTGCGCCGTCCTCGTTGCAGGCGTGTCCTGCAACGACAAGAAGCCGGACATCAAGTATCAACTCGACGTCGAAGGACTGGTCGCAAACCAGTCTACTCCGATCTCCGCCGAGTTCAAGGCTTTCGTCTGTAACACCGACTCGATCAAGATTGTCGCCTCGCGCAACGTCTCTCCGGTCGATCAGGCGCTTATCGAAGCCAGTCTCGAACGCCAGCTTCTTCAAACCTTCGGCATCAAGGTCCAGCAGGGAACTGCTTACGACATCCTCGTCAAAGGTTACGTCCGGGAGGCCAACACGGGAATCGCTATTTACGTTGACAAAAGATTCACGAACGCCGCCAATCCCATATACAAGGCCAAACCCGAGCCTGTCGGGGAATTTCCTGCCGATTCACTCGGCAACTAATACAAAGGGTGTAAGGGTTTCCCGTTTCCCTCGGCCGGACTATAAATCCGGGGCTTGGTTCGACTCCAAGCTACACCCCAAACAACTTACAACTATGGCAGAAGAGTTTAAATTCGCCACCCGAGAAGAGTGGCTTGAAGCGGCTGTCGATCATTTTCGACCGACATTTCAGCAGGCATGCAAGACCAGCGGCCGCACCATACCGGAGAATCTCAAGGTTTCCATCGGTTTCCCAGACAAGGGTGGCATGGCGAAGCGTAGGGTTCTCGGACAGTGCTGGACGGAATCCGACTCGGAGAAGCCAGTTCAAATCTTCATCAACCCCACCATCGCCAACGTAAACGGTGCTGACGGCATCCTTTCGGTACTCGTACACGAGCTGGTGCATGCCGTAGGTATTCACGGCCACGGTAAGGATTTCAAACGAGTCGCTTTGGCCGTAGGGCTGGAAGGCAAGATGAAGTCTACTACTGCCAGCGACGCTTTGGTCGAAGAGTTCACGTTCCTCGTTGACGAGAAGCTCGGGCCCTTTCCGCATACCGCGCTGTCGGGCATGAAGCTGTTTACTCCGTCTAAAAAGGACGGAACCCGCATGCTGAAAGCAGTATGTCCTGAGTGCGGGTACACGATCCGTCTGACGAAGAAGTGGGCTCAGGTAGGCATGCCTCTTTGTCCCTGCGGCCAAGCGAATTTTACTCTCGATACGCCCATTGAAGAAGAAGGATAATGGCAACACCTCGTATATACGACATGCTCCCTAAGCCGAAGAAGCGGCCGGAGTCAAGCCTCGCGGAACCAGAGCTACGGGCGCTTGAGTTGTACTTGTTCACAAATATGACGTTCACCGACATCTATAAGATGGTGTTCGACATGCGTGACAAGTCATACGCAACGGTCAGGACCGCCGCTAAGTCGCTCTTGGAATCGGCCGATGCGGAGGTTTATCTTACCGAGAGGTACCGAGACATCAACGCTTTCATAAACACCGGAGAGAGCGAAGATGACGACGTTGGAGTGTCGGTGATAAACGAAGACGGAACCTACTCCGAGGAGTTCATCCTTGCCGCCAAGAAAAAGATCGCAAGGCTGGCGCTGAAAGAGACCGACGGCAACCGTTTCCTCGAAAAGTTCCAAGACCTGATCGGCAAGCAGGAGTCAATGCGCACCGCATCCCTTCTCCCGCAACGCTATCTGGCCGAGCAGTGCCAGACATGCCGATACAAGGCGATATTCGAGGAGGATTTCCAAGATGACTGCAACCGATGTCGCTGGAAACTGGATGCGCCCGAAAAATACGACCACAAAACCCAATTCATAACAAAACCAGAAGAATAGTATGCAAATCAAAGGAGTCATCACGAAGATGTGCGAACCCGTTACCGGAGAGTCGGCACGCGGGACATGGAAGAAAATCGGAATCGTACTCCAGACGGAAGGAGAATACCCCAAGGATGTCTACATCGAGTTTTGGGGCGACAAGGCGGATGTCGTAGAGGTGAAGTTATGCGAAGGCATGATCGTAGCCGTAGACTTTACGCTCGAATCGCGCGAGTACAACGACCGCTACTACACGCAGGTACGCGGCTACAAGTACACCATCGAAGGAGGAGGTACCTCGCCCGCCAAAGACGATCCCTACGTCCCGGCGAGGAAGGAAGAGCTTGCTCCGGCACCCGCCAAGGACAAGGTAGACGACCTGCCGTTCTAAAAACATCGCTTTCACCTCCTCCAAGCACATTAAACGTACTTTTCGGTTCGTATTTATTTACCCGGAACTCGAAATATGGTTAAGCAGTGAAAGCGAAAGCGAACTTCCAGTTTTGGAGGTTCGCTCTTTTTATCGTATCTTTGCGTAAGTTGTTTTGATTAGCAATGTTCCGCAAGGAAGAGAGGAGTGCCGATTCTGCCCGGTCACTCCTCTTCTTTTTCGTCTGAACTGATCCGAAGGAATAACAAGGCCAAAATAGGCCAGCCAGTCCCGGACGCGAAGCATGCCGCGGCGACAGCCAGTGATACCGCCAGACATGCTACTGCAAATGCCGCATTTCTGTTCATAATGATCTGTAAATTACGTCTCCGAAGTCATCGCCCTCTTTCAAATCGGGCATGCCTTCCCACCATTTAACGGCCTGATCCGGGAACCATCGAACCCAGTCCATGCCCGCTTTGTCGTAGTCAGGAAGCAGTCGATAGTTACGCTTTATGCGGCGCACGTTCGCGCTTCCACCCGTCGCCAGAGCCCGGCGCCCGGTATTGAGATATATCAGCAGGGCCGTCTTCTCCGATTCCACCACATACGGGTTTCCGTCGGTTCCGAGGTGCTCGCCGAAGTAGCATCGCTGAGTGTAACCTTGAGCGGTGCGGAAGATACGGCCGCCTCCGTAGTTGTGATCGCGATGACCGTCCGACTTGTAAATGATGATTTTGTCGTGGAGAATCCGTTGCTCCTCGTCTATGTACCAGAACTGGGTCCCAGTTCCCTGCGGAACCCGGCACGGAGTGATCGCCAGCTTTCGGTAAGCCTCTTCGACCCTCTCTTCCGGGAACTTGGTGCAGAGCCAGCGAAACAACGGGTCCTTGAGCCTACCGATGCGCTCCATAGCCTCGTCGAGAATGGATTGCTCCACATATCTGGTCGGAATCTCGGGTTCAGGCTTGCTGATGACAATACCATCGCTCATGGACTTGAGACGCTCGTAGGTCTCTTTGCTGGAGGAGCATCCTCCATACAACTGCATCCATTTGTACAACTGCATGCTGTCTCCGCCCTGCTCCATAATCGTGATCCCTCCGGAGGCGTCACGGGTGCACACCATTTTGTCATACCGATAGGCATGGGGAGTGCCATCGATATAGCACTTCCCATGCCAGAATCGGCCATGACGCTTGAGGTTTAAGCCCATGATTCGTGGCAAATCCTCGAAGATCGCATCGTAGTTCAAATCGAGCTTGCCCATAGAGCTACTTTTCAGCCTTTTCCTTCGAGTATTTTTCCCAGCACGAGGGACAGAGGTGAAATGCAGGTTGGACGCTCCATCCGGCCTCTTTTGCCGATTTTTCGGCGTCGTCCACCGAAGAGAAGCCGTCGGCATTAATTCCGTCCTGCTCCCGAAGGAACTCCTGACAGCGCTCGCACTGCATCAGATAATAGGTGATTCGCTTAATCATAGTTGTTTTGATTAAAAAGGTAAATCCAAGTCATCCTCGACTGATTTCGGCGCTCCATCCTCCTTGATCGTAGTGTCATAGAAAAGATTGTCGTCGAAAACACCCTCGTAGACGTAAAATGTAATTTCTGCCCCGCGTTGGTACACCTCGTAGTTCTCCTCGCGCAGTCGCTTGACGAACTCGTTATACCCGAACGCATTGTAATTGTTGTCGCGGCAATACTTGCAGTAGTCCTGATACAAGTCCTGCCCACTCTTTGCCGCCCGGCTCCCGATGCCTCCGTGCGACGTGGCCGCATAGCCAGAGTCGCGGAGCCATTGGAGTCGTGAGTCTTGATCCACCCGAAGTTTCTCCACAGCCAACTGACTGCTCTTGGACGGGGTGAATTTTCCACCGTTGCGAATGAATCGCCTCCGGCCCTCCATAATCCAGTTGAAAATGCCGCTCTTCTCCGATTCCAGCTTCTTCCCGAGCTCCGGGTCTTTCTTGTCGTCGCTGATCTTCACGTCGAAGTTGACGATCAGGTGACGACGATAGTTACCGTCTGAGCGGTCCGAGATACTCTTTGGAAACTGGTTCAGAGACGCGATGAAGAGCGGAATCTGAGTCGCCATGAAGGGCTTCCCATACGGGTCACGCGCCTTCATAGGCTCTCCGGCCACGAATTTCTTCCAGTCGCCGCCGGAGAAGTCCTCGTTACTCATATCCTCGCATATGTTGAGTAACTTTCCGTTGACGGCCGCCATGTTGTACTCGGTTTGACCGCGTTTAAACAAATCGACCGCGGAGAATCCCATCGCCAACCCGTCTCCGGTTCCCCGGTCGAAGCCGAACATCTTACGGATCGTTCCCGTGAACACGCCCTTACCGTTCTGGCCGGAGCCGATCAGGAAGAGCATCTCCTGAATAGAGAACTCGTTACGATCCACAAATGCCGCGCCGAGAAACTCCTGCAATGATGTGATCCGGTCATCTCCCGGCACGACTTCCGAGAGAAACTGCATCCACTTCGGGCATGTCGCCGTCTTGTCGTAAACGAAGTCGAGGTACGTCGTACACTCAAGTTCCGGAGAGTGCGGCATCGTGATCCCCGCGTCGATGTCGAGGACGCAGTTCTGGAAGGCCACGATTCCGCGCCGGGGCGTCAGTGTCGCCGACAGCATGAGCTTGCGGAAGCAGTGGCTCACGATTTTCTTCGGAGACTCGACCTGAAACAGCGGCGGCAGGTCCTTGATTTCCATAACGTCCGTAACGATGGACTCGATCACGTCGATCCCGGTGCGGCGGTATATCTTGCCATCGAAGACATAGATGCTACCCTCAAGAAACTTGAAATACGATCTGCGCATCGCCCGGTCATAGGCAATGGCGATCTCGGCTTGAATTTTGTGGTTCAGATTCTTGGCCTCTTTCACCTCTTGAGTGAAAAGGGTCATCGGGAACTCTACATTTTCAACGAGATAGGTCTTGCAGATGTCATAATCAGGCTTCGACATTTTCTTTGCGCCGGAAAAATTTCACGCCTTCGATCTTCTTCTCCTCAAGCCACCCGATACGTTGCCAGTTGTAGGTGGTCTGCATCGAAACCTTGTAGAACCGCGCCAACTGAGCCCGCGTGAACCAGCGGTTCCCGTTGATGGTGATTTCGTCCATAGGTACGTTGTTATCCTCTTTCCTCATATTGAAAATTTTTATAAGATTGGACTACAAATCTACAACATCATTTTGGATATTCCAAAATAAAATTGGATTATTTTTATAAATAAAAAGGGGGAGACATTCCTGCCCCCCCCCCGCTTCGTTTATGTCAAATCACTGATTTTCAGCGAAATATCCAAGATACGAGAGCTGGCTCAAATATACACTTCCGTTGTGGTATTTGCTATCGAGGCGAGACCAGCCTCTCCACTTGTGGACCGGAGCAAATCTCTTCTTCAAGGTCCTCATATTTGCTGTACGGCCATTTCGATCCAGAGCGATAGCGTAGCTCGACTTCAATACCGCAATCCCATTCCGGCTGAAATATGTCATCTCCACGAAATACCAGTGCTTCTTCTTCGGCCGGGGCCGGGACCAGAGTATGGCGACCGTGAATATCAAGATGCCAGCCAGCCATTGGCTCCATCCGGGGCAGTCGTGCATAAGAGCCCCAGTTATGAAGCATGCAACAAAGGCTCCGCATCCGGCAATCAGTTGTCTTCCCATCGCTTCACGGTCATTTCATTCAGCCTCGTCTTCCGCAGGATGCTCTTGCCGCCTGCCTCCGTCTTGATCTCCTCGCTGGCCGTGGCCTCGATGGAGACGCGAATCCCGCCGCCCCACTGTTGCACGAAGTCAATGACGGCCGACGCGACGATGTTCTCCATCCGAGCCTTGGCCTCGGCGTAGCTGGGAGCCTTGATCTCTTCCAGCGGTGGCTTATTCTCCTCCATTCTCCTGCATTTTTGCGAGGTCCGCTTCCTTGACGAACACTCCGTCGATCATCTTGCCCTTGCGGTCTTTGATCTCGTCGTAGGCGGCCAGACAGCACTCCTCGATGTTGAGGCCGAGTTGTTCGGCGACGCATACCAGAGTGACGATGACATCGCCGAGCCCGTCGATCTGCTGATCCCGGTCCTTTTTGTTGATGGCCTTGGCGAGCTCTCCGAGCTCTTCCATGACTTTGCACATCTGGATGTGCGGGTCCCCCGTCTGGAGGTTGCGATCAAGCACCCACTGCTTGATTTTTTCGATAATTTCCGTCATTGTAGTTGTAGATTTAACTCGTTTATTAGCGACTCCAGATTCGGGTTTTTCTCCTTCATAATCTGGAGCGTCTCCTCGTAAGTAGTCGTTTCCATCGTAATTTTTGTTGAGCCCGACCTCTTTTCCGGCCGCATCGAGACCTTCGTAGTAGCCCTCTTTGCCTCGGAACTGAGTAGGGAAGAAAAGGTATCGCCAATGGATGTTTCCGACCTCGTGAATCGTGAAAAATCCGTTGTAGTAGTAGAGTCTGTTGCGGGATCGGAACCCCACGAACAGTCGCGGCTTGTTGTTGACCTGAATCTTGAACACGATCTCCATATTCATGGGAATGTCGTCACCCAAGAACTCCTTTTTCTTGCCGTAGCGCACTTTTCGCCAGTGCTCCATGTCCCGGCATGCCTCCATATAGCCCTCTTGCCATACTCGGGCCGCCGCTTTGTTGCTGTAAGGGTTGTCTTTCATTTCCAAGGCCAGCTGCTTCGTTCCGTACACAAGAAAACGTCGTCAGGAAGAGCCTCAGAAAGCCAAAGCCTCACCGCTTCTCTCGCCGAAGTAGCTATTTCCACCGCCCGATGATACGAAATCTGATCCTCAGCGCCGATGTTTCGAATCTGGGAGGCGTAGGCATAACAGAAATCGAAGGGATCGGTCTCCGGGTCCTCTAAAAACGCCAGTTTCGCGTCGTAGAGGAAGGGCGCGGAGGCGTTTCGGTCGCGCTCAGCCCTCAAAATGGCCTTGATTCGGCTTGTCTCCTCACTTGTTCTCATGGTTTTTAAGTTTAAACGCATCACATCCGAGGCCCCGTTCCCGTTTTACCGGGTCAGGGCACTCGATTGTGAATCTTTTTCCACACCAGAAGCATGTCGGCCGGAAATTCCCGTCGTAATGCTTAAATTCTTCGCAAATACGAGACTTTCCCGGTATCGGAGCATCCAGTTTCCAGCAGAAACCCCGTCGGTTCCGGACCTCCCACCACTGGCAATGCTTACAGTAGGGCGTTGACGTTAATGACAAGACCATTTCCGATGATTTCTACTTGTTCACAGACCACGAACTCGTGCGCATCGAAGTTCTCGGCACCGAAGGTCCAGCCTCCCGCCTTGTTGTACTGGGCCGTGACGTAGGGCGTTCCTTCCGGTACCTCTTCCGTCTGAATCCACTTCCCGTCGATGTACGCGATCTTGCCCTCCGAGAACTCGTCGCTCACGGCGCCGTCGAACTCCACGCAGTCGTCGGAGTAGCCCGTGACCACGATGATGTTCGCCTTCTTGCACGAATCCAGAAGCGCCTCGTCGATCTCGTCCATGTACTCCATCGCATTGAGCGACATAGCCACGAGCGAAGGCTTCGGGTTCCTGATGGCGAGCTCCGAAATCACAGCCCGCGATATAGCATAGGGCGGCTCTCCGTATTCGTGCGCCGGGACCAGACCCAGCTTCACGGGGGTTCCGGGGATGTAGGGCACGACCCCCGGTTCGGCCAGATGCCAGTAGGCCAGAATCATAACGTTCTCGAACGAAGAGGCGCCGACGTAATCCCCGATCTCGGGAATCTCGATCTCCGGCACGAGGGCATGCCGCTCCTCGTTGCTCAGAGTTGTGTAGCGCATAACTTCCTCCGGTGTCCCCAGTTTACGCGCCAGCGTCACCGCCATCTCGCAAACATGGAGCTCGTGGGCCTCGTACAGAATCGAGAAGTCTTCGCCGCCGTTCGTGCGCCGGATGTCGATGCGCTTCTTGTAGATGTTCGGAAGCTGATTGTAAACCTCCTGATACGACTCCTTTACGCCCTCGTAAGCCTCCTTCATCTTGGCGAACTTCTCCGTCTTCTCCTTCTCGATCTGGGTCTTCATCTCCTCGTCGGTGTAGTTCCAGAGGGTCTTCTCGCCGACCTTGACCATCTGGACCCGGTTCGAAGGCTCGTGCAGGCCCACTTCGATGTGGCGGCCGATGTCGATGCTGTCCATGTGTACGGCCGGGAGCGACAGCTTCGTGTCGTTGTCGCCGATGACGGTCATATACTCTCCCTTTTCGGTCGCCTCGATTCGCACGACCATGAATGTGATGTGTTTCATTATTTCAGTTTTTCGATAAATTCCACTACCTGATTAAATCGCGTGTCCTCGTCAGGGAACACAGCCTCGTACATCCGCTTAATCATAGCCGTGTCGTACACAGTAAGACTGCTGACTTGGCTCGGATCGACATTCTGGGTCACTCCGTTCATCTCAACCCGGATCATGTGGTCGAAGGGAGATGCGCCTTGAAGAAACATGTAGTCATACACGCCCCCTTTAACCCGGACCAGAGTGCCCGGAGCCAGTTGTTTCAGTTCCTCGTAAGTCATACCCCCATAATGTCAAAGAGTGGAACCGAATGGAAGAAGATGTGGTCGCCCGATTTGAGCCTCAGAGTAAGAGTGCCGTCTCCTTGAGGAATTATGTCTTCGAGCACGGGCGTCGAAAACTTATCGTCCGGAAAGTTGGCTTTGAACGCTTGTTTGATCTCGTCCAGATGCTCCGCGATGTAGGACGTAACGGAACGGGGCCCTTTCGCCTCCTTGTTCTGATTCGGGGTATCGAACATGCCGCAGTCCTCGAAGTGGTCGTAGTAGTCATCCTGAACGCGCTCCACGTCGCTTTCAGCGGCTACCACGGGCCAAGTCTTCTCGAAAGCGTCGTGGGTAATGTCCGCCTTCTCATAGTAGTGAACCGAAGAGGCAGGCCGCGTCCGGAACTGAGTGTGTTCGCTCGGGTCCTCGCCGTCGATGCAGGCAATCAGGAGCATGAAATCTCCTTTGTCCTCCGAATACTGGGCCGAAACGATGCGGCCCAAACTCCCGTCTTCGGGAAAAATAACGTGTTGTGTTTTCATAGCAATGTGTAAAAGTAAATAAAATTCCTGACAATAGGAAACCCCAGCTTGGAAATTTCCTCTAAAAATTCTCGCTTAGTAACCGGGGCCGGACACCAGTCCCGGTAGAGAGGGTAAAGGACCGAAACGGGCTGGCTCGAACACCTTGTAGCGTAGCCGGGACGAGCGTATAACCCCTTTTCGACCATGAAGTTCAGAACGTAGAAGGTAGGAGTGTCGGTCTCCTCCGGCCAGCATATCAAAGCCCGCCTCCCCACGACCGGGATGCCGAGCTCGACCAGAGCCTCCCGGTTCTCGTCCTCCTCTCCGGGGAAAGCCTTGCGGATTCTAACCCAACTCGCTCTTCCCCGCAAAGTGCTTATCAACTGCCGCATAAGCCTTATCTACCACTTCACAAATCTCCTCGAATTCCATCTCGTCGCTCCACTCCTGCCCGACAAACGCGCAGAACATCTGCATCCACATCGCGTCGGGCTTAGGATCGTCCATAAATAACATCCAATCCCGATTCGTGTGCCACCCATCTTTCTCGTAATAAACCGTAGTGCCATCCTCAAAACACACCTCTACCTTGTCATCGCAGGGAAAAATTCTCGTCGCTCTTAGGCCGCTTCCGCTCACTACCGGAGCCCCTTCCAGCGCCTTCTTCAAATCAAAATGCCTCATTGTAATCGTGTCTTAGTCGCGCCGACATCACTCTCCCGATGTCGATGCCGTATTTTCCGCAAAAAGCCAAGAGCCGGAGCAATGCGCCCGCAACCCGGTCCTCGACCGTGAATTGAATCTTATTCTCGTAGATGGTCTTGTAGTTCCCACTCCCCATCCCTTCCAAGGCCCCCTCCTGCATCCAGCCCTCCGACTCCGCCGCCAGCAGAACCCGGCCCAACTCCAGTTGGATCAGGGCGAGCTCCCTTGCGAAGAACGCCGGGTCCGCCGCAACGGGGCACTTCTTCTGCAAGTCGTATTCCCCGTGTCTGTCCAGAAGCTCGCAGGCCATGCCCGCAATCGAGGTTAGTTGCTGGTAAGATTCGAAAGCCATGCCTTCTTCGCTTTTAACAGCCGCTTCTCCCAAGAGTCGAAGAAGCTCCCGAACTCGTACACTTTCTTCCGGAACTCCTGACGGTCACTGGCCCCGGATTTAGAGCACGAGATGTGGAGTTTTACCCTAAAAATACCATCCTTCTTCCGGCACTCCTCGTAGTACAAGTCCCCGGCCCCGATTTCGCGCTCGCAAAGCTCGCAGACATGCGCCCTCCGCGCCCGGACGTAACGTTTTCCGATTACTTTAAAATCTTTCATATCGTTTAGGTTTAATTTGGTTCAAAATCCACTCCCGTCTCCTCGCCGCCAACTCTGTTCGCGCTTTCGAGGTGTTGGTGAAAACGGCAACAAACGTCTCCCCAACCCTGAGCACACAGCCTCCCTCCCTGACCGGGATCAGGCGGATATATTCCTTTGCCTCCAAGCGAAGGCGTCTGAGTTTACTTGTGTTCATTCAAATATTCGTATAATTCCCGAAGGTCTTCTTGTTCCGAAACGAAGTCGATGTAGGGAGTGAAAACCGCATACGAGTATCGGTCGTGAGCGTTGTGAGAGCGGTAGTAGCCGAAGTGGTTCAGGAGAGCTCCGAAAGCCTTTTTGCTCATGGGAGGCAGAAACGTCTCGTCCTTGTTATCGGCCAAGAAGCGTCCGTATAGCGTATCGAAGCTCAGGCAGTGCCGACGATCCGTCTCCCTGCGGTACGGGCTCATATTCCGCTTCATCTCAAAGCGGTGGAAGAGCTCCTCGTTATGGCTGTACGGAACCATACACTCTTACAGATTGCGTCTTAGGATTCCTCCCGTCCAGAAGCCCGACTTCAAATCCAAGGCCGCGCAGGACCTCGAAGAACTTCGGCCGATACGGTTTCGGCTCGATCTCTGCGATGATCGCGTCCACCGCAACGTGACCTCTATATATATGGTGCGGGTCCACCCTCGGAACCCAGTCCTTCGCCGCGAAGTATGCCTGCATCTTCGGGCCCCAGAAATCATTATTGTACCTTGACATACTCTCCGTCGTTATTGTACAGCCGAAGGGAGTCCTCCGCGCTGAAAAGTGAAACATTCAGTGGCTTGTGGCGGCCGCGGTACCGGAATACCTCGAAACCGCATGCCCGCACGATGCGGCTGAACTCCACTAACGTCAGTCGTCCGTAGATCGGCTTCTTCTTCGCATCGCACCAAGACTTGAAGGACTCCATCAAGCCCAAGAGCGTGACCGTACCCGGTGCCATGCAGACACGAGGGGTCGGAGAGATGAGGCATGCCTCCATGTACTCCTCGAAAACTTCTTTATTTAAAGGTATAGACATGATGTTTAATGTTTAACTTCTGCAAATGTAAGAAACGTTTTTTACATGTGCAAGCAAATTGGATATTTTTTTTCACCCAAGTCGGAATTTCGGGAAAGTGTAACAAAACGAAAGCATAGTTTTTAAAAAAAATTTAAGAAAGAAAAAAAAAACTCCCGAGACCTTGCAAAAAAAAATCCAGTTCAACAAGCGCATCGAACTGGCTGATCTGGTGTGCCCTCAAAAAAAAAGTCGTCATTTTCGGGGTATCTCCGTAAAAATGGGGTGCAAAACTTTTTTTTTTTTTTGGAAAATAATTCCAATAAGCTAAAGTACTGATAATAGGGACTTTAGTTTTTTGTCCGAGGCCATTTATTAAAATATTCCAATTTATATTTTTGTAAATAACTGATACATAGCAAGTTATGAGCAACTATACAGGTAACTATACAGAAAAATATTTTGAAGTTTTTTTTTCACTAAAAATACGGAGTTAAAAGGATAATGAGGTATATTCGATAGTAATGTACTGTATATCAGCAAGTTTGATGCGATTGTTGAATTGGATTTTTCTTTTCAGTGTCTCGGGAGTTTTTTTTTACGTTTTTAAAATATTTTAAATAATGTTTAAACATAAAAAAAACGTAAATTGCTGATAATAAACGAGTTATAATTATTAAAAATTTTTACTAATTTTTTAAAAAAAAAAATTAATACATCAGAGTCCACTTTTTGGACCGGGGGCCGCGATGGACCCCCCCCCGCCCCTATGCGGGCCCCCGCCCCCGGATCGGTTCGCGCTGGCAGTCAGCACACAAGCGGCCCCAAAATCGCGGCCACAATGCGCACGGGGTCGATTTGGTCGTTTTTGTTTACACGGCCCGCAATCACGTTTCGGGGCCGTTACATTTTACATAACGTTAGTTAGGTCGAATTCTGGAGCCTTTTTGCAAACCCTTGAAAACAAATGCGAAACGGTGAAAACGACCATTTTGACCCCCTCTAAACCCTTGATAATCAATGAGTTACGCACAACTCCTTGATTATCAGATGTTTGTCCAAATTTGCTATATTTTATACACTTTTTACAATAAATTATTGCTTTCGATTTGTTACATTTTGGTACACGAAAAGTAACAAAACGAAACTTTGCCGCCATAAAAAGGAAACACCACCCGCCGCAAACCTCCTAAAATCACCAACAAACACCGCATTTCCATTTTTGGGCATTTTGGGGTATTTTGGAAAATTCTTGTTAATGGCCTCGGAATTTTGACCGCCTTTGTTTAATAAATATTTTCCACCTTCTTTGCTCTTGCTCCTCCACTTTTCCACCCTTGCCGCCCCTGCCATCTTTGCCCCGTTTCCGGCGATTTGGTGGCATTTCTCCCCTCGTCCGGTACTTGCCCCCGTTCAAAAGTTCAACGCGATAAAATCGGCATCTTTTTGCCGCATCCGGGACCGTTGTTGTAACTTGCTGTAATTCACGCATTTCGCCGATCTCCTCCGGGGTGGTATAGTTGCCCGTCTTTGGCAGATCGTCGAAATTTGGGGCGTTTCCGTGCGAAATAGGGCGGGTTAAATCGTTGAACCTTGCCTAAAATCAGCATAAAACACGCAAGGCCCCAAAAAATTGTTCATATTCTCCACAAAATGGGGTTCGCAACGGCAAATGCTGTTCTGTTTGGATTATTTTTGTTAAGTGCTATTGCATATTCGAAAATCGTGTTTTATCTTTGCACCAGCAACCCACCCAAAGGCGTTGCACGTTCTTTCAAAGACTTTCCGCCCGCCTCGCTCCGGTCCCGCCTTAGTTCTTAGGCACGCCGGGCACGCATCCGCAACACACGAGGAATTGAAAACGGCATTTCGCTAAACCGCGATACTAACACTATCGAAGCCCTTGCCGCCCTACACATTCCCGCCTCGCACATGATGCACACGGAAAGCCGAAACAAACCAACGGAGGACACCGAGCCGCACCCGTCACGTTACGACAGAAAAGGCCCGGTATGGATAGGGACCAGAAAAACCCGAGCGTTGCCCGCGTGTGATTGTACGAAAGGGCCGCGGAACTGAAATACAGACTACCGCGAGAGATACCCGCATAGGCATTACACCAGTCACGGGGGCAAGAAAGGACGCAAACAACCCGCGTCCGGAGAGCGAAAGAGGTTGTGTTATTTGGTCCGGATTAATTCAGAATTGAGATATAACCTAAATATCTGCGGTTCGCTTACCGCGCCGGACCTCTAACCAAATCACTAAATTATGAAAGCATTCGATTTCCTTTCGGCTGTTTGCGAATTAGGCATTTATAACAGCGTGTATTCCCTTTTTAGCAAGGATGCGATAGTAGACCCGGCAACGTTCGGGGGTTCGCTTCTCTTCGGCACGATCCCGAACGGCTCCGACATGGCGGCTGTTTGGGGCGATTCCGAGGACGGGCGCGACCTTATAACCAAAATCAAGGACACCCCAGTAGCGTGCGTCCAGACTGAAAACCAATTTATTTTTATCTATGAAATGGAATAGCCGTCGGGCCGCGGAGGTCTTTTTTTGGGCTTGCTTTCTCGGGGCCTTAATTATGTCATTAATCGTAACCAGTGAATTATGAAAAACTTCAAATTTGACCTTAACGCAAAGGTCGCAATTTATGTTCCCAGCACCACGGACGTTAATGTTCCGACCGACAACAAAGAGTTCGTAAACAAAGTGATGACCAAATTTTCGGAGTGGTTCGGGGGCTGTACCTCGACCCCGGCCGTCGGGGGTTGGGTGTCGAACTCGGGGGCCCTTGTGGTCGAAAACGTGACTATCGTGTACGCTTTTTGCACCCCGGAATCCTTCGGGGAGCACTTCGAAGAGGTGTACACGCTGGCAACCGAAATACGCGACGAAATGAAACAAGAGGCGGTAACGCTTGAGTATAACGGACAAATAAAATTTGTGTAGCTATGGATAGAATACTAACAGCCATTAGGCGGGATTTGGCATACAATGAAAACGGCGTTTGTATCATTAGCGGAGAAGACGAAACGGCCGTAAACGTGGACGGCATCGAGGTGGCCCGCATTAACTGGAGCAAAGGCAAGGTTATCCGGGGGCATTTAGCCACGGACAAAGCGCGGGAGGTGTTCGACGCGGTTGCCAATCATTTCAAATTCGAACAACCGCCCTATATCCCATGTCCGGATTGCGGCGGAAAGGGTACTTTATGCGAAACATGTAACCAAACCGGGAGTATTGAAGGCGACCCCGGTATTCGTAAAGTCGTGAATTTAGTAACTAATTACATGTCGGCACTTTGCGAAACGGGGCGCGTTCCCGGTCGCGTGGATCGTAATATCGAAGCCGGGACCGCCGTCTATTTTCCGGGCGGCGGTGCGGCGGAATTCATAGGAAGCCCGGAGGATTGCGCACGGGTATTAAACGAGTATTTTCTATGATACAGCAACTAATTATTGACGCACTTAGGGCCCGAACGGAAGTAGGCCCGGTGCGGTGTTATTACGGCGATTGGATCGTCGTGTACGAGGGGCGCGAAATTGCCCGCTGGGACCATCATTTGAACGTTTTGGTGGTTCGGAGGTGTACGCGGCCGGATCGCATGTACCAATGCTATATGAACGGCTTTTTTAAGGCGTTCCGGGTTCCGGTTCGGGTCCGGTATCGCAACGGGTTTTCCTTGAACGGAACGCACGATTTACAAACTGAAAGAATCATAAGACTATGAAAAGAGACGAAATTACGCGGCTATTCCAAAACATGAACGAGAGTGACCGGGAGGAGTTTTGGATCGACGAATTACGAACCTATATAATTACGACAAAATGACACTGAAAAACGCGGTAACGAAGGGTGTGAAGGCGTGGCGGGATCGTCGCGTCGGGTACTGGCTTTGTATCGACCCAAAGACGGGCGAATACTACCTACTGACTTCGGCGGCTTTGGCTGAGTTGAACGGCTTGAAGGCAATGTACCGTCTTCCGGCGGTATATTACCGGATTGTGTTAACGCGCGACTGGAATGTGAAATTAGGGCCGCACGTTATCGGGCACCACCTCGACACGTCCGCCTATATTGAGGATTTGGACGGGTTTTTTGACCGAATAGAGGCGAAAAACAAGGTCGAATTAAGGAAAGCAATCAAAAAACGGTTATCTTTATGACATTCGAAGAGGCTAAACAGCAGGCAATCGAACGGTCGGAGTGGGTTCTATGCCACGGCGCTGGCTACTACACAGCCCTGACCCCGGATGGCCGAGACATCATTGGAAAGGGCGAAAACGGGGTTTTCGTCGGCGGGGAATATCGGCGGATTGTGGTTCGGGTACACAAGGCGACCGAATCAATCGAGGTGTATTTTGGCATGGAACGAAACGGCCTAATTTCCGCTTTAGAGGTCGGAGGGGATCACTTCGAAGCCGGATTAGAATACTACCGCCGCGAGACCCGCCCGGCGACGGAGGCAGAAGAGAAGGAGGCGGTCAAGTATTTACGGGCACGCAATTACACACACTTTAAACTATCGAAACGATGCGCACTGAAACGATAACGATTTACAGCTACTCCGAACTTTCGGAGGAGGCGAAGGCCACGGCTTACAAGGCGTGGGAACCCGACTATGCGTTCGAGGCCGACAACCGCCGCACGTTGGAGGCGTTCTGTGACGCCTTCGGGATTGAGGTTTACGGGTACGAATACGATTCCTACTGCCATTCGTTTCAGTGGCGGGCGAAAAACGAGGGGGACGAAGAGATAACGGATAATGAATATATCCGGCACTGCTTGTCCCTCTTCGAGCCGACCGGGTTTTATTTGGACGACGTGATCCTCGGCCCGGCCAAACAACCGACCGAAGGCAAGGTTTTCGGCAACGTCATCGAGGAGTGTTTAGAGGCGTTTTTCTCGGCGTGCTGTGAAGACGTCAAATATACGCAAAGCCAAGAATATTTCGCGGACTTCGCGGAAAATAACAACTTTGAATTTTACGAAAATGGTATTTGTATACGACATCGGTAAAAGCCGCTGGCAGGCAGACTTCGGCCGCGAAGCGCTGGAGTTCGGGCGCGATCACTTCACCATCGACACCGGGAACTATGTCATCACGGTGGACCCGAAGAAGTACCGGATTTTCGACCGGGCGGCGGGGAAACCGCTGGTGAACGGGGTGGTCCGGATCGACGAACAAGACATGAAAGACATTTTAGCCGCCGCGCCTAAGAGCCAGCGCGGATGGATTCGAACCCGGCTCGGATATATGGTAGTACTATGAAGGCATACACAAGCATCCGCGAGGCCGTAAACGATTTGAAGGCCCGCACCGGGCACGGCTATGTCTCCTATTTTGTGAACGGTACGCAAGTAGGAGCCGCCGACTACCGAATGGCAGAAGGCGAGGAAACGATTTACCGGATCGGTTTCGAAATAAGAGCAGAAAAACATGACACGAGAAGAATATCGCCGAACCGTTAAAAGCGGCGGCATGTACACGACGCGCGACGTTTACGGGAACCCGCGCTTTATTATCCACTTCCTCGATCTGGTCCACGAGGATCACCCCGGCGACCATGTGGACAAAATGGAATCGGCCCGCCGCATGGCGAACAAGCACGGAGGGAGACGGTACCGCGGCCGAGTATTCGGCGGGGGTTTTGTCTTCCAAGTGTACGGGCTGGATTTATTAATCGACGAACTCTACAACGACATCTATGAAAAGGATCGCTAAATACGAGACCAACGACGGCCACCTCTTCGATACTCGGGAGGAGGCCGTGAAGCACATCGACGCGAGCATCGGAACGCTAACGAGCCGCATTTCTCACGCGCTTCTTAACAAGAGGTGGAGCGAGATCGGGGACTGGGTCCTCGACAACCTCAAGACATTCAAAGAATTAATCGACCTTAACAACGAACTGAACGATGAAACTGACGAGTGAAAAGATCATCGCCGCCGCCGAGGAGCGGGGCTACATCAACGAAAACGAAATTTTGCTTCTGAAACGGAGGCGCAACCGAGGCGAGCGAATCCAGATCGAAAACCCGATCCCGGTCAGCTATGAGCAGGCACAAAAGGGGTTCGCATGGTTGTGGAACAAGTACCAGACACCGAGGGGTGCCGAGCGCAAGAATAACCCCTTCTCGAATCCGGAGGAGAAGGCGTTGGAGTGGGCAAATATGCACGGGGCCCGGTTCACGTTTGAAGGGTTCTGTTTGGCCGGGCGAGAGTGGCACGAACCGATCTACCGACTTATAACGCCGATATACGACATCCGATATACTGTCGTGTTGGGCAAGTTCACCGATGTGTTGTAATATGGGAACGCAGTATTTTTACGACGTTGCGAAGACAGTAGCAACCCGGATGGAAAAGACAACGAAGGCCGAGCGAGTAGTCACCGAAATTTTGGAGCGGGTACTGGGGGAGCAATCAGTCCCGGTTCCTCGGATCGAGGTGGACACGGAAATGAATATAGCCCTCGTGTACAACCTTCACAAGGCCCCTGCTACCAGCGAAATGACTACGCTGGTAGCCATATTCCCCGGCATGACGAACGAAGGGGGAAGCAAACTCAAAATCTACTACTATGACACTTTCTAAAAACGAGCAGGAGTTCATAGTCGAACAAATGCGGCGCGTCGGTATCGAAGTGTACGCGGCGACGGAACATTTCGTGACCTGCAAGGGGGCTTCGTGGGTCCCTTATGCGGTCGCGGTGGCGAAACGAGCGAACGCAAAGGTAGAAGTCTTCAAAGAGCCGACCGGAGGGTTCTGCTACAAGTTCCAGCCCGATTTGGGGTCGTGGACGTGCATAGACTCCCACCGTATCACCTTCATGCGGCACAACAAGATCGAGAAGCGTTTCGAGCGTCTCCGGGTCAAGGATGTAGACGACAAATACACCCGGTATATCAATCGGGACCGAACCAAGAGCGGCGAGTATTTGCCACTGAAACTGACTCGAATCAACATGATCCGCTCCGAATCTTGGGAGCACGACGAGATCGAAGAGGCGGCCGTCGAGGCGTTTTTGGCGGATAACGGCGACAACTACATCCCGGAGGAAATGATCCTCGCGGCAGACTTTCTTATGCCATGAAAAGGTTCATTATATTGCCGGACGAGTGCACCGACATCCGAGCAAGTAACTACAACTGGCGTTTCAAGTTCCTGCACTTCTACCGCGACGGCGACCGATTCGGCTACATCGAGGTAGGGGACGAGCGACACATTGAGGAGTACATCCCGGCATTTCGAAACACGCAAGACTTACAGATGAAGTGCTTCAAGTGTTTCGGGAACCGGGTGAGCCTCAACAAGACGAAGGAAATTTACAAGGGCATCGACAAGGTGGCGGAGACCGTGCAGGACTTCGCCGACCGGAAATGGCCCGAATACCGGGCCGCTGTACGGGCGGCCGAGGAGAAAGAAGCAGACGAAATTTTAAAACAAGTATTATGCAACATGTAGAGATCGGACAGAAAGTTGTCCGGAGTAAGGGGGATTATGTTGTCGGCCGGATCGGCGAGGTCGTGGAGATCGACAACGAGAAGAAGCGGGCACGGGTCTACTGGCTCAGCGAAAACCTGCGAACGTGGGTAAAGTTCGACGTGATCGAGGACATCAACGTCCCCTACATCATCACGCACGCCGGGCGGTTCCCGAAATACGAACGGCGATGAAACGAATCATCGAGCGGCGGACGAACGTGGACTTCTGCAAGCGTGTAGAGGTCTGGCAAGGGTACAGAATCATCGACCGATACCTAACCACTCCGGGCTGGAAACTGGAAGGCTTCACGGCGGTGAACCCGAGAACGGACACTCCTATCTTCGGCAAGACGTGGGGTAACAATTACGAGGGTTTTCTTTCGAACCTTGCCATCCAAAGTCCGGACAAGTTCCCGCCCGAGATCGCGTGGCGACGGTATCTGGACTACTTCTGCCGCCAACGAATACTTCCCGGTCCCGTGATAGCAAAAGACTACGAAGAGGCCATGCAATATGGCGAAGTGTCGCATCATTACGAACTGAGCATTGAAGGCAACACCGCGACCGTGACCTTCGACAAGTACTACACATTTAAACTGACAAAGCTATGACACTGAATCAAGCGATCAAGACGCTGAACATCGAGGGCCGCCGACTGACGGTCCCCAGCGTCCGCAAACTTACCGGAATCAAGAGCGACACGGTGATCCGAGCCGCGATAGACAAATTTAAGGCCGATTTGAGCCGCAAAGAGAAAGAAAAGGAGGAGAAGTCCCAGATGAACGTGAAGTGCGCTGAAATCGTCGTAAGATGGCGAAAAAACCGCACATGGGGATCGACCTGCACCGCCGAGGCGCGGGTAGAGACCGAGAACGGAGAGTGGCACCACTATGTTTCCCCGGTCGTGATCGGTTGCGGTTACGACAAGCATTCGCAAGCCCTCTCCTACGTCTTCAACGCCTTCTTCAAGGGCATGATCTGGCGACTGACCCCGGCCAAGGTCCGGCGGCGGGCGGAGAAAATGGGGCGCTACTACACGCCGCACGGTAATGATAAGTGGGCAGGAATCCCGCTTGCTTTCTGCATCAGCGACTATGGCCGCTACTGGCAGGGAGCCATCGGGACGGGTCCCTATATGGAGGCCGTGGAATTTTTGGGTGGCAAGATGCGGCATACCTACTGCTCGGACGACCTCGACATCTGGACAATAAAATTCTAAATATATGCTGACAATCTTAATCTATGCCGTCGCGTTCCTGACCTTCGGGTCGGAACTCTTCGGCAACTACGACGGAAAAAAATGAAAATCGGAGATGTTTATATTCACACGATAACCAACACCCGGCTCCGGGTCGAGGAGATCGTAGAGAAACGGAAAGGGTATTTTACAGCGTACCTGAGACCCGAAGACCCGACGTGCAGGAGCATGTATGGGTATCTGTCGGATCACGGACGCTACCCCTTTCCGGTGAAATTTATCGAGGAGCAACTCGAAAAGGAGGGCGGGTCGTTTAAACGAGGATAGCCATGAAAGTAGGAGACACTTATATGTACTTGCCCGAGGAGGTTGTCTTACGGGTGAACAAGATCGAAGGAGATACGGTTTTTATGGGCCCGAAATACCGCTGTCTTCGGTTCTTATGGAGCGGCAAGAAGGGCTACCCGTTCAGAATCGACCATGTAGAAAACGAACAAGGACCATTTAAAAAGGTGAGACAATGAAATTCAACGGAGAAATCATGCACTTCCATCCCAGCAGGCCGGATCGCTTGCTGGGGTTCAGCCGGTCCGGAGAACTTTGGGCCGTAGTTGGAAATATCGAGTTTAGCAACACCCGACCGATAGGCGGCTGGGTTCGGCTGTACGGCGACGATAGCGCCACAATCACCACCATCGAAAATAACGAGATCGGAACGATCAAGGTGCGAAAAGGGTTTTCGGTGCAGAAATCCATCATCGAGACTGTTGTCGAAGAGAGAATATTCGTCGCCTACTACAACGACCCGAAGGAACGGGCCAATGTGAGGTACGAGTTCAAGCTATCGAATCCGTGCGAAGACCCGATGATGCGCAAGTACATCGAGACCCACATCGACGAACTGATCTACATGTTGCCCGGAGGCAGCATTACCTTCATGTATAACCCCGATGACAACCGGACGGTCGGTTACATCACAAGAATCGAGTAAATTATGGCAACGTTTTTAAACTACATCAACAACAACGAACTGCTGAGCCGCCGATTTGTGGCGAAGTGGTGGGACGCAGACTCGATGTCCTTCTCGGAGCACAAATTCGCTTTGGGCGACGAAGTGAGCGACAACAACGATTATGAGTTCAAATATGCGCTGGCCGACGAGATCGACGAGATCATCAAATTGGAGATCAACGATACGCACTTCATGTCCTTCAACCGGGACGATGACCGACACAAGGGCGTCGTCGTAAGGGTGTCGTAAAGGAAAAGGTATTATAATAAGGGAGTTTTAACTTGCAAATTAAAAATTAAACATTTATCTTTGCGTCATGGAAGGAGGATTAACATTCACGATAGGTAAGGGCTTCGGCCAGATGCTCCAGCGGATTGCGTGGGAGAAGTTGACGGAAAAATACAATCCGCGAGAGGCTGTCGAAATCATCACCAAGTCTCTACCGGGGTGCACCGAAGGCATGGCCGTCGATATTTTGGACGGCAAGATCATCCTCGGCGAAGACGAGGCGACGCAGGAAGTTCTGGGGACACCCGGAGCCGGAGGAAAGTTCAATGACTGGATTAGGGCCCAGCGCGTCCTGTTGGAAGAAGAGGCGAAGGAGTGGGTGAAAAGCCTTGAGGGTATTCGGCAGAAGATCGCGGACGCTGGCGGCAAGTTTGAGTTCACGGTGCGATACCCGGAACTTGTCAGCTACATTTCCGGATGCGAGGACGCGGGACTTCTCGACAATCCGCATTCCGGCACGGTCGAACAGATCAAGGGAGTGGTGGAAGGAGCTAACGGCTTCTTTGTAAGGGTTGGCGAAGTGTACGAGGTTATCGTATGGATGTGCGATGCGCTGAACACGTCCCGAGTGCTCTTTTCCGATTCCGTTCTTCGTGTACGAGCGATCCTCGATTCCCTCGCGTGCTCCGATCCCGAAGTAGAGGCTTCCATCCGGAAGCAGGACTTCCAGAAGCAACGGCTGTCGGAGTTTATGGAGAACGAAATGAGAATAGAAGAGTACCACAAAACCGAGTTGGAGCCCGTGGAGATCACGGAGGGGTACGACGCCGGGTGGCTGTCGCCCGATGGCGACTTCTACGGCCTCAACGGGAGCACGGGAAACCTGCTCCACCTCAACATCGCTGAACGGTTGCTCGCGTCCAAAAAGATTCCAGTCAAAGAGATGCGGAATCCGGATCGCTGGCTGGAAGAGAACGGCTGGGTGAAGGTACACCACGACTGGATTCTATTCTCAGGATCGTTCTACGGAAAAACTCTCACCGACGTCCAGATCGAAAAGCTATATCGCTATGGACAAGTATGTCATCGGGGCGTATTACGTCTCGGAACAGCACAAACACAAATAACCGCGGTACGGCTCCGCGCAACTGAGCCGCTAATGCTTAATAAATTACTGAATTAAAACTATGAAATTCGAGAGAAGACTTCACAATGGTAAATGGGCCGCCTACGTCCGGGTGCTGGGTATCTGGTGGTTCATCAGAGATTTCGACAACGCGAAAAAGGCTGGCTATTTCGTCGGCATCGCAATGGGCCAGAACATTCTTCGGCCACGCAAAGAGAAAAAAGTACCACCCCCCCCCCGCCGCACCCTCGGTTATGGGCTCGCACGAGTTTGAGGGAGACTCCGGCGACGGGCCGTACCGCGTCGGCTCCGAGATTCTCGTCACGGCGATCCAGAACCCCTTCGACGACACGAAGAAGTGGCCGATGGCGGAACTCCCTAACGGGACGATAGCCCGTATTACATGTATGCCCGAGGGTTGTGTCTACATCCCCTACGGCTCCAAATGTCGGGCCCGGATCACGGGTATCACCAATATGTCCACCTCGGTGGCTGTACTTCAAATATTCGAATAACATGAAAAAGAATTTCGACTGGCTTGCTCCGGCTCGCTGGGATCACAAGAACATGAATTTCGTTGAGGCCATGCTCGGCGACTACTTCGACGAGGATAAGTGGGCGGAGATGTGGAACGAAATAGAGGAGGCGAAAAAAGCCTTCGAGAAGAAAAACAACCGCATCGCGCTTATGACCGAAGCCTCCGAGATCATTCTGGGCGTTTTGGAGAAGAACATCAGAGTGAAGCCGAACCGCCGAGATCAACTACTCATTATCATCGGAATCGAACTCGGAATGCAACACCAGAAGATCAACGGAATGAAGATCGCGGCGATGCAAGCCGTAACCAGAGAGAAGGATGGAAGTGTTAGCTGATAACAACGTCGTCGCGCGAAAGGATCACGTCTGTAATTTCTGCTCCGGCAAGATCAAAAAGGGGGAGAAATACAATATCCAAACCATCAAGGACAACGGTGAGATATACACATGGAAGTCACACCTCACATGCCTGATGGTAGTCAGGGATGCTGATTACGACGATAGCCTCACGCAAGAGGATTTCCGGCGCATTGTGATGGAAGATTACGCCCGGCAAGGGAAATGCCTCGGTTGTCCCCACAAAGATGACAAATGCGCCGAAATGCAGTCATTCGAGGAGTGCCTTCCCTATGTTGTAAACCATATTTATAGCACATGAAAAAGTATTGCATCTACACTCGCGTGAGCACCGAAGAGCAGGGGCGATCCGGCCTCGGTTTGGAAGCCCAACTCGATCAGTGCCGCGAATATATTGCCCGCACACACGGGCAGAATATCGGCGAGTTCCGTGACATTCGCAGTGGAAAGGATCGGAACCGACCGGGCCTTCGTCGCGCGATGGAATTGGCCGCGCGTGAAGGTGCAACTTTGATCGTCGCCAAACTGGATCGACTCTCCCGTGATGCGGAGTACGCGCTGTATTTGCGCAACACGGGGGTCGATCTGCTGGCGATAGACTACCCCGAGGCGACAACGATCACCTTTTGCCTCGCTATCGGATTGGCTCAAACAGAGCGCGAACTTATCTCGGGCCGAACAAAGTCGGCACTCGGCGTCCGGAAGAAGCAACTCAAGGAGCAGGGCTTCTTTATTTCCAAGGCCGGGCGCCGGGTAACGAGGCTCGGGAATCCACGACCCCAGCGCGGGCCGATGTCTCCGGATCAACTGGCTCGCCGGATGGAGCGGATCGCCGAGAACCGGGTTGTGGACCCGCGCATGGTTGAGGCAAAGAAGTACGCCCTCGCGTTACAGCGCAAGGGCTGGTCGCTGGCCGAGATCGCCGACCACTTCAACGAAGTGGAAATCGAACGGCCGCGCGGCGGAAAGTGGCATAAAATTGCAGTCAAACGAGTATTAGAATACAACGATGCAGAGTAAATTCAAGATCGGCCAGACGGTGTTCTGGACCAAGAACAAGCACTGGTATGTAGTCGAGGCGAACATCAGTCCGGTATTCGTGGCGTTGGAAGGCTACCCGAACCCGGTCCCGGTCGCCCAGATCAAGACCGAAGAGGAACTAAACGAGACCAAGGAGTGGGCGAACGACGGGTACGACTTCCGAATCGGAACGGCTATCCTGCTGGCGGGCGTTATCGCTCATTACGGGCTCAAAACGGCCAAAGATAATCTCGGTAATGTTGTAGACATCGCTAAAACGATAGGAGAGCTATGAAAAATCGAATCGAAGTAAGAAATCATTAAAAAAGCAAAGGTCATGAACGTGTACTACAAAGTGAAACCCGGCTCTCCGACGTGGAAGCGGGTACTTGAGTTCGAAGAGAAGCGAGATCGCGTCTTCGAAATTCAGAAGAAGGTGCTGACCAAACTCGGCATCGCCACCTACAAACATTTCGGCGGGGTGTTTTACAGCCCGAACGTGCTCCCGGTAATGTTTACCTCGGAGGAGGCGAAGATCGGCTGGAAAAAGGTTCGAGGCGAGAACCACTACCAACTCAACACCAAGAGCCCTGAGTATAAACGCATCAAGACCGAACTCGAAACGATTCCGACGGTGTACAAACACGAGCTATCCTCGGCTGTGGGTATCGAAACGAAGATATTCACCCCCGGTTTTGCTCACGATAACAAGGCCAAGGAGATGGTCGTGTGCGTTGACTTCGGCTGGATCGGCGACCTGTCCGACTTCGAAGAGATTCTTGCGTCTGAGTTCAAAAGAGTCAGCGACAATGTGCAGTAAGAAATTCGGCATACGGCCGGAGGAGGTAGTGCCCGGCGCGGACGTTTACTACTACCACTACATCTCCGACGTTGATCATAGCGAACCAGTCAAGACTAAGTTCCGCGGCATGCCGTGGCAACTTGGGTCTGGCGACTGGGTTGTTCGCGTGGAAAACGTCGTCGGTGGAGTTTCTCTCGATCACTTATCATTCAATCGCTATGTATAATCTCGAATACGACCGGGTGAACGACTTGTTCGCCGAATGCGCCTACCCTATCGGCGAGAAGCCGAAGGGTCCGGACATCATCGTGGATTCCATCAGTGGGGTCCAGTTCATCTACCGCAAGAAGTTCCAGAAACATCTTCCCGAGATCGGGAAGATGATCGACGATCTCCCCGACGAGTTCTTCGATCTCTCCGGGCCGTTCTCGCTCCTCGCAACGCGCCGCGATGGCACGATGTGGACCGGAGAGCCGATGGTCATGGAGAAGTTCCTGATCTTGGCTATGGCCGCTGGTCTGGCGAAGTTCACACTTCCGCGCTCGGCATGGAAATTCCTACCGAATCAACTCCCCTACATCCACTTCGACCACTATGAGGCTGGAGGAAAATGAGAAGGTTATTTGCCTTGACCGGGCTGTCCAGATCGAGTGCGACCTCCGGATGTCGGATGTACGCGATAAGCGCCGAACGACCGAGCGGTTCTTCGCGCGATACGCTATCATCCAGATACTCCAAGAGATCGTTCCGGGCATCAAGGACGAGCAGATAGGGGCGTACATCAACCGAACGAGGTGCGCGGTCATCAACGCAAGGGAGACCCGTAGCGCGATGATCGAGACCGATCCGGCGTACCGGGAACTGGAGGATCGGATAAGACATCGTTTAAACGAACTTCTTGGGGGCATGATGATCCAGAAGGTTCGCATGTACGGAATTATGCGTCCGGACGGCCATATAGACCCAAGTACTCTCAAGTATGAAGATTATGTGGGCTCTACGCCCGTACAAGTCATTATCAAGCATGCAATTAGATGAACTTTGGCTCTCCATCCTGATTGTGATGGGAGGACTGATATACTACTGCATGGGTAAAATAGAGGCCCTTGAAGAAAAACTCTATCAACTTAAAAATCAAAACGAAA